ACTTCTCCATCCCCGCCAAGGACCCGGAGTCGTGGAAGAAGTCCGTGAGCATCACCACGAAGTGGACTCTCCCCGAGGAAGACCTCGGTGACCTCACCACGTGGGATAGCAACACGGTGCTGGTCATTGACAGTGCCTCCTTCTGGAACGATACCTGCATGGCGCAGGTCCTCCGGGAGAACGGCATCTCCGACGACAAGGCCGGCTTCGATCAGTCCCTCTGGGGCGTCATGAACAAGCGCTTCGAGAACCAGGTTGCGCGCCTCACCTCCGACCGCTACAAGTTCCACTTGATTCTCATCGCGCACATCCGTATGATCGAGAACAAGAAGACGGGCGGAATCATGCGCGCCTTCCCCAGCTTCCTCGGGCAGCAACTCCCCAATGTGGTTGCCCGCTACATGAACAACGTGTGGCTCGCTACACGCAAGGACGGAAAGCCGGTCTTGCATACGCAGACCACCCGTGATATGAGCTACCTGAAATGCAGCGCACCCCACAGGGTGGATGCAGAAGCGCCATTCGATCTGGGCGCTATCCTCAAGCGGATCGAAATGTGAAAGGAAAGAAAAGATGTCGGACATCCATACCCGCGTTTACGACCTCAAGGACTTCGAGAGTCGCAAGTTCCTCCCGCCCGGCAAGTACCGTGGCGTCATCTGCGGTCACCTCGTCGGCACCACCCAGAAGGGAACCGACACCATCCGCCTGCTCGTCCGCCCGGAGGATCCGCTCTCGGGTCAGGACATCTCCGGTGTGGAGATGAACGTCGAACTGAAGTCGGAGACCTTCTTCGACACGGACAATGCGCGTGGCCGTTTCTTCGACGCCATCCGCAAGATCGACCCCGCCGCCCTGCGTCCGGGCAATCTGCCCAGCATCGCGGAGAACGTCATGCTGGCGCAGGTCAACTTCGATTTCGTCCAGAAGAAGTCGAGGACCTCGGACGCCACCTACTGGGAGTGCGTCAACATCACGGCAGCCTGACGGCTTGAGCCACCTGCATAGTGGTGGGCGTGGTGGGGCGGCATCCCCACCCCCTCTCAGGAATCCTCCCGTGATCTTTCTCCTGGACTACCCATCCGTCCACGACATACGTGCCGGGTCCCACATCACGGGGTTCCCAGCTACCATGCTGAAGCTTGCGTTGCGCTACGCCGAAATGCCAACGCCACCCATGACCTTCCTCTTCAGCAAGCAGCCCAGCTTCTCCAACCCATCCACCTACTTCCATCCGCGCAAGCAAGTTCCCTATGGGGAACACCACAATCCCCTGCATCCTCTCCTTGGCTACCTCAAGTCGGAGTTCGTTGCGGACTACGAGCGAGCCCGAGAGGAATGCAAGAAGCACAAGTTCATCGTCGCCATGGGCGACCTCGCTCTCTGGTGCCTTACCGGAGATCGCATGCTGGATCACCGGGGTACCCTGCTCTACTGGGAGAACATCCGGGTAATCCCCACGCACAATCCTCGCGCCCTCATGAAGGACCAAAGCCTCCTTCCCGTGATGGCCATGGACCTGCGCAAGGCCCACAGGGAATCCCTCAAGCCACGCAGCGTCTTCCCCCGCCGCACCATCCACATCGTCGAGTCCCCCGCCGACATGGAGCGGTGCATCGATGCATGCGTGGCTAGCGGGTCCTTCGCCTTCGACATAGAGACTTACGCCAACCAGATCACCATGATCTGCTTTGCGCCCTCCCCTCGCGACACCTACGTCGTCCCCTTCTGGAACGGTTCCCAAACCTTTTCTTTCAAGGAGGAGGTTCTGATCTGGGGCATGATCCAGATCCTCATGCTCCTTCCCCTTCGACGCATCGCACAGAATGCGGTGTTCGACCTCACCTTCCTCGATGCCTACGGGTTGACCCTGCGCTACCCCGTGGATGACACCATGCTGAAGTCCCACTCCAATGAGATCGAATGGCCCAAGGGTCTTGGATTCCTGGGCAGCATCTACTGCAACGAGAAATCATGGAAGCTGATGCGTGTTGGCAAGGTGAAGGACAGAAAGAAGAAGGATGAGTAAGCCAGCCAGGGTAGACCAGCTACTACATAGGGATTGGGATTCGTTCTGCTACGACCTGGTTCCTGAGGAAGAGGAGACCAGCTTCTCTCCCGAGGAACGTCTCTTCCTCGCAGTCATCATCCAAGCGGTGGATGATGCCACCTCCTTGGCACCCTCCCTGCACAGGGACCAGGCACGCGGGGTGATCTTCTCCGCCAGTGCTACGCCCCTCAAGGACATGTGCGACTTCCTCGACATAGACTACCCAAACTTCCGCAGCCTCGTGAAGCGCATGATTGACGAGGGCCGCACCATCAAGCGAGACTCCAATGTCTGACTACACCCCGCAACCCCTCCTGTTCTTCACCCGCACGGAAGCCGGCATCATCGCCAACATCTTGGTGGATAGCACCTTGACCCGCATGACAATCACCCCGAGCCATGCCCTCGCCATGCTGGCGTCCCTTGCGGACCTCATAGCCAGAGACCTGGAATGAAGACCTACACCACCGACTCCCTGCCGCCAGACATGGACCCCGCCCTCCAGCAGGTTGTCTACAACGGTCTTGACGGGATGCTCACGCAGGAGATCTTCGAGGCTATCCCGCACTCCCCTACCTACGAGTTCGAGCGCAGCCTCCTGCCCCTCGTGGTTACCATGATGCGGCGCGGCATGCTGGTCGATACGTCCCGCCGGGATGTCATGGTCGCCAAGCTGCAAGAGCAACTCGGTCGCACGTCCCAGGTCTTCGACCACATCTGCAAGGAGGTGTGGGGCCAGACCTTCAATCCCCGCAGTCCCGCCCAACTCAAGACCCTCTTGTACAAGCGCCTCTATCTTCCCGAGGTCATCGTCTCCAAGAAGGGCGAGAAGAAAATCTCCACCGACCGGGACACCCTTGAGCGCCTGCAGCGTGAGTTCCCGCGTGCCTACCCCATCGCCTCCCTTCTTCTGGCCATGCGAGACTTGGAGAAGACCGTTGACACACTCACCAAGACTCTATCCCCTGCTTCACGATGGCATGCTAACTTCAATATTGGCGGCACGGATACCGGTCGCTGGAGCAGTAGTAGCCATCCATTTGGTTGGGGATCTAATCTTCAGAACGTGGACGACTACATCCGCAGGGTATTCATCCCGGATCCTGGCCACGTCTTCGTCAATTGCGATCAGCAGGGTGCTGAGGCCCGGGTCGTGGGATACTTGGCCGGCGATGAGAACTACATCCGAGCAGTCGAATCCGGCGATGTCCATACTATGGTCGCTGGCATGGTCTTCGGCTTTGAACCTAAGCGCGAGCTTGCGGATCGTAAGTACTATCGCGAGATGTCCTTTCGAGATATCGCAAAGCGAGCGGCTCATGGCAGCAACTATGGGGGAACTGCTCACACGATTGCTAGAGTCCTCAAGGTAGAGATCAAGATCATCGAGGAGTTCCAAGCCAAGTACTTCAAGGCGTTCCCCTTCCTGCGCAAGTGGCAGGTGTGGGTTGCCCAACAGCTACAGACAGAGCGCCAACTGGTGACGCCATTCGGGAGGCAGCGTGTCTTCTGGGGTAACCCCCGCGACGACGCCACGGTGCGCGCGGCCATCGCCTACGTACCCCAGAGTACGGTAGGGGACATGACGGCCAGGGGTCTCCTGTCCATCATGCACTCCCTGCCCGATGCCCAGATCCTCAACAACATCCATGACGCTGCCCTCGTCCAAGTCCCCATCCACATGAAGGACGAGATGGTCCCCGCGATCCTTAAGTGCTTGACATACCCCCTTGAAGTGCGCGATATTTGGGGCAACACCAGGACCATGGTGATCCCATGGGAATCCCAGACCGGCATGAACTGGGGGAAGCGCAAGAAGGACAACCCGGATGGACTCGCATGATTACCTCGGCAGCAAGTTCCATAGCCAGATGCTAGCCAACCGCATCCGCGCCTACTGGCGCAAGCGCGGCATCGAAGTCAACGTGTGGGTAGAGAAGGAAGCCAACGTCCATGTCCTCCGCAGCAATCTCCGGTTCTCGTTTCCGCCTGCCCAACAGGCGTGAGTCCACCGTCGAAGACCTCTACTTCAACGGCGAGCGCTACCACCTCTCCTACTCCACCCTTCACGGGAAGGTGTGGGAAGTCTTCATCTCAGGGCCCCGCGCGGGCACCGACCTTTACGCCATCTGCTGCACCGCCGCCACCCTCGTGTCCCTCGCCCTCCAGCACGGAGTACCCCTGGACACCATGCGCGAGGCCGCCCTGCGCGACAAGGAGGGTAACCCCGTAGAGATCGTGGGAGCCGTGCTCGATGTCCTCGCCTCGTCTGGGGCATAGGCCCCACTACCTCAGCAAGGACAGGCCCACTCGCATCCAACGGAAGGGCCTTCTATACGAGAAGAAGGTGGTGCGCCACCTTGTGGAGCAGGGCAACCTCGACACCTTCATCATCCACGGCCAATGGATCTACTGGGACAAGTCGGTGTGCCAGCCCGACATCATCGTCGTCCCGCCCAATGGCCCCGTGGTTGTGGTGGAGGTGAAGCTCACCCGCAAGCGCGCCGTAGAGAAGAAGCTGCGCGACGTGTACGGGGTGGCCCTGCAGCACATCTTCGCCGGGCGTAGCCTCTCCTACTGCCAGGTCTACAAGAACCTTGACGGAGGGGAGCCCTTCTCGTATGACCCGTGGGACATCCTCACCCTCAAGCCCTTCGAGTATGGAGAGATCCTGTGGAGATAGCTTCCAAGAACCTCACGATTCCCATCGAGATGCACGTCTCCTTGGGTGGCGGAGCCCTGCACATCAACACCTACGCGGGCCTAGGTGATGCTGATGGTACCCTCACCCTCATCGACATGAAGCATCTGGTCTCCGAGATGGTGGAGGGCTGGCTCTACTACGACGACGTGGAAGCTGCCCTACGGGAACTCACGGTCCTGCACGAGATCATCGATGCGAAGCTCTCGAAGCTCAAGACCTCAGCCTCCGCCTCCGCTTCTTCACGGGCGAGGAAGGCAAAGCCTCGTAGCCGGAAAGCCTCCCGTCGCGGCGCAACTGCCCAGCCAAGTAGGTGAAATCCATGATGCTGACTTGCCGGCGCAGCATGGTGCATATCTTGCTGAGACGCATGACCCTCATGCTGGGTAGGCAGTTGCAGATGCGCATGTACTCGTGGGCAGTGAACCCGCGCGGGACCTTGTCGATCCCCGTGTACACCGTCTCGTAGTAGCCCCGGATCTTAGGACGAGAGAATCTGGAGCTTGACCTTTTCAAGGAGGCCCCCCATCGTGATTGCGTTCATCAGCCCGCCGAAAGCCCCGAAGATCTCGTCATTCTTGGTCAGCCCCACCACCAAGATGCAGGAAGCCTTGCCCTCCCCCACGACCTTGGCGGCTTCAGCCAGCACCAGGTTCAGTTCTTCCTGAAGCTTGGCGTCCGAGACAGGAGCGGAGACCCCCGGAAACGCGAAGACCTCAGCCACGCTTGATCTCCTTCAGCATCTTCTTCGCTTCCTTGCTCACGCTCTTGGGCTTGCCCTGCGCCATCTTCTTCTTCATGGGCGGCCTCGAAATCTGGGCGGGGATGTTGGCGCGGGAGATCGTCATCGCAGCTTCCTCTTCTTGGTGATGCACCCAAGGGGAATCATCATCTCCCCCCAGTAGCTGGGATCATTGGTATCATGGAGGTCCATCGTACTGACGATGAGCACACTGGTATCCGTCACCTTGTGGACCCAGCCCACGGTGCGAATGTGGGGGGCGGCAAGAGAGTCGATCTCCTTCTTCTCCCGCCACTCATGGCCGCCCAGCGTCGCAGCGTCCACCCACTCGATATAGTAGAGGTCCCCGGGCTTCACAGGAATTCCTGGGGGATCTTGGCGCGCCTGGCAGCCTTGGCCCGGCGAAGGCAATCCAGGCAGGTCACCAGCAGGGCTAGCTCCCTCTGCACTTCAGGGTCCGAATCCTCCATCCTCACCCAGACCAAGTCGCCC